CTTTCTTGGGCGGCATGGGTTCGCCCGTGTCGTCTAGGAGAGGAGAGACCAGTGATAACCTATAATCGGGTCCGAACTCAGTCTGATTATGGTGAGACGTTCTGTCCGTATTACAGTAATGTAAACGGGTTTAGCGCTCCCTATAATGACCAAACTGCACATACGTTCTATTACCATCAAACGATGATGGATAATAGGGCGGCAGGGCAGCGTCCGCGTGGCACACCCAGTGACATGCGTCAGTACCGAGTTACGCGCAAACCGTTGCGCGCTCTGGATGTCGAACTCACGGATGGATCCGGCAATCGGGTTTACCCCGTCCCGGGCCACTCGTGGCAATTCGACGTAAGTCCAGCGGATATCATTGGTTGCCTGTCGTTGGCGCCTGAAGACTTGTGGCACCAACATGCTCAACTGGCTCTTGATGAGTTCAGTGAGCAGATTCCAGACGAGCTTAGCATTGCTAACTTCGCCTGGGAGCTGCAGGATATGCGGGAATTAATCCCCGCTATCGGCAGTCTCCTCCAGTCCATCGGACCTATTGGTGGCAGGCTAAAGGACTTCACATGGCGTGAAGCTAAGCTTGCTTTCAAGTCGGCTCGACCTGGTGAATCGTTGGCGCGCAGACTCGGCTCGGAGTTCCTCAACTACAGTTTTAACCTGGCTCCCCTCTTTGGGGATGTTGAGAAGCTTCGAGGGCTATGCTCCACCGTAACCGCTCGCCTTAACTGGCTGAAGCGCAATTACGGTAAGGAGGTCCCACTCCATTACTGGGGTGGTCGTGTTCTCAATCAACCGGCTCTTGTCGAGCCGTTTGTTGAGCCACCTAGCGAATGGTCTTGGGGAAGATCATTCCGAGTTGTCGACCGGTCGAGGATTACTCGGGCTTCCTGTATGTTATATCAGGAGCTCGTTATCCCCTCTGACTGGACCGGCATGTTTCAGGCCTACGGTGCAGCGCTTGGGCTCAATAACCCGTTCGGCGTCGTCTGGGAGGCATTGCCTTTCAGTTTCGTCGTCGATTGGGTCGCCCATGTCGGTACGCTGCTCCACCGCACGGCTCCCCAGCCCTTTCGAGGTGCTTGGGAGGTTCGCAAAGCTTGTCAGACAGTGTCTGATAACTTTACCGTTGAGGTGGGTGCCATCCGCCCCTTACACTGGAGCCATAGTGGCGAGGTGATAGTGACGGATCGGTATGCCGTAACACGTTACGAACGGCGGGTAGGTCTCTCCATCCCGGCTAGCTACTTCTCGCTAGCCGGCCTTACTCCGAAGCAGCTGTTGCTTGCCACCGCGATGCTCACATAGTATCTCGGTGGGAACTCGCCTTCTGCTCTAGCCATAGATATGAGGTAAGCATGATCGCTACATCCCTTACGCTCGACACCCAGGAGGGTGACGATCGCACGTTCAGCCTTCAGCGGTATACCGCTGACGGTTCCGTTCGCTTGGACGCAGCTACCACCCTCGCTCTGCCTCGTACGCTGACCATTCGGCACAGCGTGCAGGGCGTCGGTCCCGATGCAATCGACCGCCACCTGATTCAGGCGGCGGAGGTGGTTGCGGACACCGGCAAGCTTCGGTCCATTGTCGTCAATCTGACGATTCAAGTACCGCGCTCGTCGGTCGTCACCAATCAGATGGTCCATGACCTGCTGGCCAACGTCGGGGACTTCGTCCTCGACGGTAACCTGCCTGCGTCACCGGACTTCACCAATGTCGACGCGATTCTGCGGGGCGAGTCGTAAGACTCGCTTGAGTGGGCTTGCTCACTCAGTGTGGCGGCTTTCAGGAAGCGCTAACGAATGCGTTCCGCTGAAAAGCCTGATCCAGGGTTCTACCTGGACCTCATCGAGCAGCTTCTTCGTGACGACCCGTTATGCCTCAATTCACCCAAGAATGCTCGCATGGATATAGCGGTTTTACGCCGCCGTACTCATAGCGAGGGTTTGTCGTTCCTGACCAAAACCCTCCCCAAATTGGGGAAGGCCCTGGACATGGGACTCCTAAACCGACGGTTCTCGATCCCGCGTGAGTTTACACCCGCGCATAAGGATCGTAGTATGCCCGCTTTCTTGCAGGCGTACTTCAACCGTATTTTTGGCAAAGGGGGCATGATCCTGGATGATGCAGACCCACTGGCTATTAGCCATGTTAGGCAAATCTGCTTCATCGTGTACAAGCTTGAGGTCCCGTATAGTCCGTCTGACGTTCAAATCGTCATCGACAAGTTTGTCGAAACGGAGCGGGAGATCGAGCTCGGAGGTCAGCAGCAGCCCACTGCGATAACGCAGCGGGCTAGTCATCTGGCCGAGAATGTCCTGAAGGACTTTCGTCCCAAAGACATTTGTCCACGACATGGTCCGGGATCGGTGGCTACTGGTGAGAAACTGGAGCAAAAGTGGCGTTTTACGCGTCTCTACTCCAAGATTCACCAGTATTTCCCGTACTACCAGTATTTCAGTAGTAGTATGGGGTGGCGTTTCTTCGTTGATCAACTGTCCTGGTACCGTGGGCTCGTGCGCCTCGAAAGAGGTTGCGCAAAAGTCGTACTGGTTCCAAAAGACAGTCGCGGACCCCGCCTGATCAGTGCAGAACCATTGGAATTCCAGTGGATTCAGCAAGGATTGGGTAGGAAGTTGGTGGATCACCTTGAGCATCATAAACTCACTGGTGGTCAAATCAACTTCGCTGACCAGGAGGTCAACCGACAGCTGGCTCTCCACTCTTCAAAAAGTGGCGAGTACGCTACGCTAGATCTCAAGGATGCCAGCGATAGAGTATCGCTAAGCCTCGTTCAGGAAGTGTTCAGCAGATGTGCTGACTTCCTGGCCGCGGTTGAAGCGACCCGCACTGATGAGACACTGTTACCAGATGGGAGGGTTCTATCTCTCTCCAAGTTCGCCCCTATGGGTTCAGCTTTATGCTTCCCAGTCGAGGCGCTTGTTTTCTGGTTGATATCAGTGTCCGCTGTGATGACGGAGTGGCGTTTGCCACTTGAAGACGTACGTAGGCGGGTCTTCGTCTATGGGGATGATATAATCGTCCCCACCGACTGGGCCGGCTGCGTCATGCGGGAACTTGAATTGGTCGGCCTTAAGGTCAACCGAGACAAGTCTTGCACCACGGGGCACTTCCGGGAAAGCTGTGGCATGGATGCGTTTAATGGCACCTGTGTCACTCCCCACCGGGCTCGTGCTTTGTGGACGGAGAAGTTATCCGATGGAAAAGCCTTCGCCTCCTACACCTCCCTGGCAAACGAGTTGTCAGCTAAGGGGTATAAAGGGGCGTCGGAGTGGCTCTTCGGGAGAATTGAGAAGGTGTACGGCGTTTTACCGTACGGCACCCGCTCATCATCTTTTCCGAGCCGCTGGTTGTCCGACCCATGCGAGGCCGAAAGGACTAACCTCCAATCTGGTTTCAAGTGGCGTTGGCACCCAACTCTCCACCGTCTTGAGTTCAAGGTCCGGAGACTTACGCAAAAACGTATGCCATCGGCCTTAGACGGATGGAGTCGTCTCTTGCGGAATCAAGTGATGCCGCAGAAAGACGTTGACCCGTCGG